TCTTGGCAAGCTCGGAATTAAGATTGACCACCCAGCGGATCAGGTCTTTGACCTGAGAAATCGCATAGGCCAGCACCAGGCGCCGCGTCAGAGTGTCGACCCATCGCCCGGCGACAGACGTTCCCTTGTCCTGCGCTTGACTCAGTTCATACTGCTGCGCGGCGAGATTGGCGATGGAGCGGCCCGCTTCTGTGTCTGCCGCCGTACCGGCGCGGCGCAGCGCGGTATATTGCGCCAGCTCCTTGCCGCTCAATTGCGTTGCCGCGATCTGATCTTCCAGCGAGCGGATAACGCCGACCTGAGACCGCGTCAGGTTGTCATTGATGCCATAGGCCTTCGCCAGCGCGTCGGTATAGCCCTTGGTCGCCGGGCCGCCCATCCGTGCGGCATTTTCCACGCCCTTGAGCGAAACAACGGTCCGCGCATTCGCCGCATTGAAATCATCCAGCGCGCGAACGCCGTCCTGCAGGCCCTTGGTGTCGACCTTATAGTTGATCGTTGCGAGGTCCATGCGTGGGCGGCTCGTTTGTCTTGTGGGATTTGGCCAATGATTTGGCTGTCGAGGTGAGATAGGCGGCATCAAGCCGCGTGATGACGGATACGTCGAATGGCGTCAGCGGCGTCGATGTCAGCAACGACCATGCCGCCATGTCTTGATACGAGATCGGATTGGGGCCGAACCCGTTACCGCTTCTGGCGGCATGAAGCGCTCCGAAATGCGCCCAGAGATATGTCAGTTCGCGCGGCGGCGGTGCCGGATGCAGTTCTGCAATGCGTCGGCCGGTTTGCCGCTCAACCTGCTGCAGATGAGCGCGAACCGATATGCCATCCTTCTCCGCGAGAAGATCGAATTGCGCCTTGGCGAACCGGATCAGGTCTTCGACAAGGCCGGCAAAAAATTTGCGCGGTCGGCGATGAAGCGGTCCGCCTGCTCACGAAGCCATGGAAGGCGCCGGTAAAGAACGCAGGCATTCTCTGTGCTGCATTCCAGCGCCTTGCCGTCAAGTTCAACGCCCTCCCACTTGATGGTGGCGGCGGCCAGAAGCTCGATTGCGTCCTCGTCTGCGTCTTCGATGTTCGCTGCGCGTCGCCCGGCACTCGCCTCGGAAAGGCGGCGGTTCACCTTTTCTGCTTGCGCAGCCCGCCACCTCGGAGAGTCGGCGCCGAGAAGCGTAATTCGCACGCCCTTGAGCTTTGCGCCGGTTCCTGGATGGCGGACCTCCAGGACCGCGCCGCCATCCGCTGTCTTTGCGGTATCATAAACAGAAAGGTCCATCCGCTATCCTTGCTATTGCTTGAGGATGAGAACTTAGTTGCGTGTGATCTGAAGCGTGCTGGCGCTCCCCGATGTCGGCAAGAGCGCCATGAAATTGCATGTCACGAGGCGCGACTGCTCGTTCTGCACCGGTTTTTCCGCCGACGTGATCTTCACCCGGTTCATCCGGAATTCCCATGAATTGGAATCCGGGTCGGTCAGGTTGAGGATGATGGCGGCTTCGGTTTCCGCGAGGAAACGGTCGATGTAAGTAGCGTCCTGATAGAACGCGGTGAACGATCCAGACACGCGCCCGCGGCCGAACTCAATCGCGACCGCATTGGGCGAGCCGATGGCATAGAGCGGCTTTGCGCCGTTATCGACGGTGAAGTCGAGCGACGTGATGATGGCGATTTCGCTGCCGGTCTCGTCGGTGTTCTCATAAAGCGCCGCGTTCAGCGAATCGAACGGCTGCTTGTTGGATGCGGCAACGGGCGTCCCGCCAGCGCTCGATTGCGCCTGCGTGAACGTGGTGCCGACCATAGAGAACGTCACCTTGGCAATATCTTCCGGCGAGAAGCGGAAACGCGCCTGCGAGACAACGCCGTCGACCATCTTGGAATACTGGCCGATGTCGAGCGCGCCGTCTTCCAGCGTCAGATATTGCGGCGCCGTCCCGATGGTGATCGTGTCCGTCGCCCATGTATTGAACATGAGCGACGAGATCAGGTCTTCGTGGTCTGTGTCGCACAATTCAACCTCGATATCGCCGCCCCACGATTTTGTGGTAAGGCGATAGTCCGCGACTTGCCGATCCGAGCGGAGCGTTGCCGACTCCACCGTGCCGCGATCCGGCTTGAGCGAGTGCGTCATGAATTTCATTTTGGTGTAGTTGCCGGTGGCGGCGTTGCCGAGACCGGACTGCACCTTGTAGAGAAGCTGCGAGCGAGCGCCGACTGCGATCGTCATGATAGAGCGTCCTTCGATGGGAGAGCGGCGCAATCAATGCGGCGCGGGTCCGCGTGCCCGAGGCGCGGGTTATTTGGGGCATTACGGCGTGAAAGCCGGATTTCAGTTGTTCGGTGAGTGGCAGAGCCAGCCGACTTGCACCTGCGCCGATATCCAATCGGCTTCGACTGCGAGCGGCTGGTTGCGCTCCGCGTAGCGGATGCGCAGGCTTTCGCCGTTCAGCGTCAGCGTGTCGCCGGGGGCGAACACCGCCTTCACAGCGTCGGCAACGGATTCAACCGATGCCGTGCCCTGCCCCGACGGATAGAACAGGTCGACCAGAAACAGGCCTTGATGCGCTTTGAGCGCGCCGCCGATGACTGCGGAACGCCCTTGCGTCGGCACAAGCGTCATGCGCGCCCATGCCGTTCCGACAGTCGGCGAGAACGCCACGCCCTCATAGGCGCGCTGGGCCGAGCCCGGGAATCCGGACGCCGTAACGGCGCGGGCCTGCAGCATCCCGCGGATGTTCTGATAGAGCGTCGGCACGGGCTATTCCCCGGCCACGCGGCGCGCGGCAGTCTCCGCGATACTGTCGGCGCGGTCGAGCACCGCCGTCACCCATGGGCGCGGCGCCATCTTCGATGTCCCGTTATGAACGAAGCCTGCGTAAGCGGCGCCGTTCTGCGCAACGAACACATCGCCGAGCGTAATGCCTGACGCGACCAGGTTGAGACGCGCGATGGCGGAACCGCCGGTCTTGTCCGCGGCACCGTCTCCGCTCGGGTCGCCATTCAATGCGGCGAACCAAGAACCGCGCAAGAACCCGGTATCGACCGGCGTGCCGCGCACAACCGCTTCGTTCACGTCCTGAATAAATTCAGCCGCGAATGCCTTGGTGCGGCCCTTGGCTTTGTCCACAAAGGACTCGATGGTCTTGGTGAAATCCTTCGTGTCGGGCGTTATCACTTGCGCACCTGCAGCGTGTATTCGATGGCGGTGCCGCCGATTTCCCGCGTCTTGACATTGACCACGACATAAACGTCTGAGCCGACCACAAGGCGATCATTCACCGATGGAACGATGGCGCTGTTGTCGAGAACCAGCGTGCAGCGGCGGTCGCCCTGTTTAATCATGGCGCCATCAATGACGCGGTCCGAATAGTCCCCGAGCCGCCCCTTGCCAGTATAATCCGTCGTTGTTGGCGACCCGACCGCGCCGGTTGCCGGGTCATAAGAGCCTGGCGCCACGCGCCGCAATGACATCGCGCGGCCATAGTCGGTCATGAGCGCGGAAACATCCGCGCGCAGATCAGCGCCGACAGACATCAGGAATCACACGCATCGCCGCGCTGCGGCGGGTCGTCGAATTGGCCGATCTTGAATTGCGACGCGGGCCGGTCGGTGTTGCCGTCGACTCCGTCCATGTCGCCGATAGACACGCCGGCAACGTAGGGCGCCGCAAGTCCGCCTGGCGCTTCGACCTGTTGCTTACGCAACCGCTGCGCTACGGCGGCAAAGTTGCGGGCCAGGTCGGAATAATTGACCGACAGCCCGTCAACCGACATGGAGACCTTGCGCGCGTATTTTGACGCAGCGGCATCGGCCATGGTGATCGCAGTGGCGAGCGGCGTGTCGTAGATTGCCAGCGCCGCGACGATCTCTTCGTCCGAAAAGATCACGTTCGCTACGTCGGTATCGCCGATATAGAAGCGCACCTTGTCCTTGTCCGCGGCAAGGGTCGGGTCATATGTCGCCGTCATCCGTCCGCCCTATCCACTTGCTTGCGGACGCGCCGCAGATATTCGTAAGCCGTGCCGTCGCGCATTTCATCAAGCGTGAATTGCTGGCACATCAGCGAGCGCCACCACGATTCGCGCGGCGGTCTCGCCGGGTCATCGATGTTGGCCAGATCGATATTGCCGACAGGCGCCGCCGCACATGTCGGTTCGCAGAAAACAGGTATCCCGGCCCGCACGGCGTCGATTGCCGCATTCGATGAGTGTGTGACCAACGCCCATGCGCCAGATAGATCGCGCGCGATGGGGTTGCTTTTTGCATCCCGCTTGCGCCGGACAATGATGGGGCGGCGCGTATGCCGGCGAACGCGCGCCTCGATCCGCTCGATCCAGTCCGCCATGTTCAGGCCGATGCAGCGGCCATAATTCTCGCCGGGCATCGCAATGACAATGTGACCGCCGCGAATGCGCCACGGCTGAAAGATCGCGCCGATCTGATCGGCCCTCTCGGCGGGAGGGTCATTCAATGACGTGGCGCAGATTCCACGATAGGCAATGCGGTAATACCCGACCTGCGTGCCGCCGGCGGATTTATAAAAACCGTTGTCGATATGCCAGAACGGCCTACGTTCCCGTATCGCCGCCGGGATTAAATCGAGCGCATTCCATAGATGCCCCCATATGACGAATGGCGTCCCGTCATCGGGCGGCGTGCCTTCGATTATTCGTGCGTCCGGCCATCCGTGCGCCAGCGCCGACATGATGACCGTGGTTTTGTCGCGCCGCTCCGGCGTCGTTACGCACCACAGCGTCATGCGCTAATCCCATGAAAGGATATAATCTCCGCTGATATCCGCGCGCGGTACCGCTCCCCACTCACGCAGCAAACGAACCGCGTCATGATCGCCGATGCCGAATTGCCCGCCCTTGGCCGGTTTCTGCTCGACAATGATGCATGGCTTTTGAGTGCGGATCGTCTCTTCCCCGCCCTGCAGCACGAATAGCTCGAACCCTTCGCAATCAATCTTGATGAAATCGACACCGGTCAGGCGGAAGGAGTCGAGTGTCCGCATTTCAGCGATGTGCTCGCCGTCCTCGCTGACAAAGGTATCGCCGCTTGAATTTGGTCCCGTGTGCAGATGCACAAGCCGCGCGTCGTTGCCGAGCGCATATGGCTTGACCTCGATATTATCACAGACAAAATCGGTGATGTTCGCTTCCAGACATTGCCGATGTAGCGGCACCGGCTCGAACGCGGTCACCTTCGTAAAACACGCCGCCATGACGCGCGCCCACAATCCACAATGCGCGCCGATATCGACCGCGTGGCGGAAATTGCGCACCCACGGCAGCGCCGCGAGATATTTGTGGACCTGATAGGTCGGCCCGCCGGCAAAGACGGGTCCGCCCTGCAAGAATGAAACGAGATGCTTTTCGGCGTCGGGAAGCCAGAAGCCGCAGACCTGCTTCAATAGAAACCCCCTGCCGCATCCATGACCTGCTCAACGCTGATCGCGGCCATCACCTTGCGGCAATGATCGCAGGCGTCCCATTTGCCGCATGCTTCATCGCCGTGGAACAGATTGGCGTGCGCATCGTATCCGGTCGTGCGCGGATGAATGAACCCGCCGAAAATCACGACCGCCGGAACACGAAGCGCAGCAGCCGCATGATGAAGCCCGCCTTCCGGCAGGATGGCGAATTTCGCTCTGACAAGGGATGCGGCCGCAAACCGAAATGACGGCGACGATATCCGCTCCGCCCTGGGATGCGTTCCCCTGCCGTAATCGAACTGGCAGACCCGGTGACCATCGGCGGTGAGCCTCTCGATCAATTCGTTCCAGTAGGGCCAGCGCTTGTTCGGCGCCGTTGCCTTGACTTCCGGCTCGACCAGAACAAAGCCGCGATCAATGCGGCGAGCAAAATCGAGTTCGCAAGCATCCAGAACAAGCTCGCCAGCAGTCGCCCTAAAATTCTCATTCCAGACCCACCGCCTGCCGGGAGCGGCGCGGCAATAGAGCCGCCGTCCGGGATAGTGCTCGACCCATTCAAGGTCGCCAGCACCCTCGCTTCCGGGCGGCGCTACGTTCGCGTTACCGCGATAAATCTCATGCGCGTTGGCGTGCCAGACGATGCGCTGCCCGTCGCCGAATGCGATGCGCTTTCCTCGTCCCAGCGCGCCCTTTGCAACGCCAGAGCCGAGTAGTTCATCCCCGAAGCCGATGGCGGCGCTACGCGGGGTTGCCGTTGGCGTCGCAGCGGAACGTGGCCTTGACCGGGGCGCGGAAATCCACGCCGAGTCGGCCGCGAACCCAATCCTCAATGCGCGAAGACGTCGCCTCGCCATAGGCCGCGCATTCGGCCAAATCCTTGAACGTCGTGACCTTGTCCTCGATCTCGCCGATGCCAGAGAGAGTCGCCACGACAAACACAATTTTGAACATCAGACGCCCTCGGCGAGGAGCCGCATGCCTTCCGCTATCGTCACCTTGGGAAAGGCGTCGACTGTGGAACGCGGCGATGCATTGATGACCGTCATCCCGCAGCCCTTGAGCTGATCGGCGCAACGGATAAAATTCTCGCCCCAGCGCGGCCAGTAACGCGCGTTGTGGCCCGGAGCATTATGCGCGTAGCGATCCTCGCAATAGTGCCCGGCATAATAATCGTAGCCGAACAGCACGACGCGGCGCGCGCGTTTGAGCAAAGCGAGATTGACCGCGCCGAACCCTGAATTGCCGCCGCTTTCGATATGCGTCGGCTTTTCGCTCATCACATCGCAGACGCGAGTGCGGATGAGATTGATGGCGTGCGGGATCGGATCGTATTTCCCCGGCTCTTCGTCCGGGACGGCGAGATAGAGTGGAATGCGCGCGGCAAGTTCGATAAGCCGCTCGCGTTCGCGCCGCATCCACGGAATATCAAGGCCGAAGCACGCATCCGCGAATGGCAAGTCCCATACCGCCTGCTTGACGGCCAGCACCCGCCACCGCGGATCGTTCAATGCGGCAAAGTCAAACCCCTTGAGCGATGGTCCAGTGCCGACGATGGCCAGAGGTTTATCCGACCACCACGGCTCTGTGACCGCGCCATACTCAACGCGCGGCGGCACGTTTGCGCTTCGCCGCCGCGCGCTTGGGCTTTGGTTTTGCCTCTTGTGTCTCGGGAGGCATTTTGAACGGCGGATCGCTCAGGTCTGACGCCGGTCCATCGACCGCCGCCGCCATCTGCACTTTTCGCTGTTCATAAAGCTGCCGCAGCGTGCGCCGCGTGCAGCGTGTCTTGTCAAACAATTCTCCCGGCCGCTGTTCCGTGCCGCTCAAGAGAAACCCTCTTGAAACGACATAGTCAGCGGCCGGATCGAATTTCTGTAGCCAGATTGACGCGCGTGCCATTGCTCTTGCTATTGCTTCTTGCGCGATCGATTAGGCGACGATGGTGTTGAAGAACACGCCGAGGTCCGCCGCGACGAGCTTGTGCGCGTAGGCGGTCTGAATCTCGATGCGATCGGATTCCAGTTGCTCCATGCGGAAGCGCTTGATGCGCGTTCCCATGCCGCCACCGGCACCTGCGCCGCCGGCACCGGTGAACCCGGTCCAAGCGAACGTGTAGCCGCCCGAAGGCTGCATCAGCGAGGCCTGCGGCGCCGCGTAAACGAGCAGCGCTTTCTTGCCGCCGATGAAAGCGGACGATTCGGTCGCGCCTTCCAGCGCCGAGTTCTTGATCGACTCCATCACTTCGATGCGGTCGAGTTCGAACAGCGCGGCGGCGGCCTGCCTGGTGACGATCGCCGGGCGATCATTGCCCGACGTGTATTTGATGCGGTCGACGATATCGGGATGCTCGGAGAGCTTGTCCCAGACCTGGCGGCCGAGCACGAGCACGTTCGGGCGGAAGCCCGTATTGCCCTGCACTGTCGTCGAGTAGAGCTTGACGTCGTCGATCGGCGTCGAGTTCGCGTCGTTCCACTGCAACACAGTGTTGCCGGCAGGCGAGGCGGAAACGCCGGTCACGTCGACCGAGGCGCCGGTCCACACGCCCGTCGAGAAATACGCCGACGCCCACGACACTTCGCGGGAGATCAGCGCCTTCTGCGCAAGGAACAGCGTGGTGTCGCGATCCATATTGAGCGGATCGTCGGCATTGGCGCGGACTTGATCCTCCACGTCCTTGTGGAGCGCCCAGACATCGGCGAAATAGCTGGGCGTGTTGTCGACGCGCCAGCCGTCGCCGGACGATTCAGTTCCGGGCGCGCGCTTCTTCATCGTGTCGCGATTGAAGTCGGCGCGGGTGTAAGTGAAATAACGGTCCGACTGCTTCGCAACCGGGACCATCGGGAACACGCGATCGGCCACGAACCCGGCCGGGTTCTGCATATAGGCGATCGAGATGTTCGTGAGCGGGCGATTGACGTGGACGTCACCCGCGACAGGGTTCCCCATTGTTGTTCTCCATCAAAGGGAATGCGGCCGGCGTCTCGCGACGCTGACCAAAGGTGCCGACCCAAATGAAAAGACCGCCTCGCGGCGGCCGTTCACTCAGGTCAGCTTGCGGGTGTCGTTATTACGACTTGCCGATCGGCGCCCAGATCGCTTCCACGATCGAGCCCGACGCGCCGGTTTCAAGAACGAAGCCGAGCGCATAATCGTCGGACGAACCGACGGCGGACGCCTTGCCTGCCGAATCGACGGAGAAGCGAGCGCCCTTGGTGATGTTGCCACCACACAGGACTTTCACTTTGCCGCCAATCGCGATGCAGCCAGGACGGTTTGCGGCAGCCGGTGCGTCCATCAGAACGCCGACCGCGTCATCGCCTTCGCCGGCAAGCACGGCCTGCCCGGACGAATTGGTCTTCACGATGTAGTACTGCTTCGTCGAATAGTCCGCCGCCACCGGCAGCGAAATCGTGAGCAGGTTGTCTTCGGTCGCCATGGTTGTGGCTCCTTTCTCGCTGCGCCGTTACGCCGCCGCCTTCGCGGCGGCTTCGGTCATGCGCTTGTAGATCGCACGGCCTTCATCGGTATCCATGACGGCGGCGCGGGCCTTCACCATGTCAACCTTGTGTTCGGTGGCATACGCCTTGGCGAGCTTCTCCAGCTCCTCCTCGTCGTTGCCGCGTTCGCCGGCATTGTCGACGCCCTTGGCCTTCATGGCTTCGGACACGGCCTTTTCGCCGGCCTTGAGCATGGCGTCGAGGGCCTTGCGATCCTCTTCGCCCATGCCGCCGATGGCCTTGAGCACCTTCGCCTTGGCGACGGTCTCGCCCGGCAGATGGCCGAGTTCGGTTTCGGCGCGCTTTTCCAGACCGATGAGTTCGGCCGCTTCGCGCGCCTTCTTCACCTCGTCCTGCTGCGCCTTCATGGCGGCAAAGGTCTTGTCGCCGACTTCCGACTTGCGGATTTCGGTTTCGCCGACCTTGAGCACCTCGTCGCCCTTGGCGGCATCGGTGTCCTTCTTGGCCTTTTCGAGCGCGGCGTCAGCCGTCTCGAGTTTCTTGGTCAGGTCGACGACTTTCGCCGCCTCCGTTTCAAGCTTCTTCGTGAGGTCGGCAATCTGGGTTTCCAGCTCCCCGACCTTCTTCTCAATATCCGACATGTCGTTGTCTCCATGATCGGGGGTTGAGCCGCGATGTGCGGCATTGTCACGCTTCATGATCGTCATGCGCGCGTGGATTTGTGCGGGCCGGTCGACGGCCGAAATTTCATTGAGCTTGAAGGCTCGCATGATGCGGCGGCTCATTCGTCAATCTCCTCGTCGACGACGCGCTGGCCGCCGATGCTAAAGCCGGTGTATTCGCCGCTGCGGTATTTCGAGAGCACGGCAGCGGGCGG